TTCAGAATCACCAGTATTTTTCAACTGTTCAATAAGGTTAAGAGTTGATTTAAGAGAACTAAATTTTTCATCTTCTTCTTTATACTTTTTATTAACATATTCTTCTGCAAGAAAAACAGAGTTCACTTTAGGAAGAGTAAATTTTATTTTCTTTTTAGTAATATCATCCACAATCGTAAAAGGTTCCTTAAACTTGTCTGAAAGTTTAATTTCTTTCAATAAAGAAAGATCTATATCTTCATATTTAATATTTGTTTGATTTTCTTCATCTTCATAATAGGGCATTGAATAAAGTTTAGTTCCCCAAAAATTCATGTAAATGGTCATCATTATCTGTATGATATGCTCACTATGGAGTAGTGAACAGTCATAGTGTTCATAATTCATTTTAGAAAGACACTTATTTATAAGAGTAGAAAATCTGTTCTCTTCAGTAGACATAGAAAGTTCAAGAAGTTCTTCCATTGAATAGTTTCTAAAATGCAAAACAGATGGACCTAGTTTATCTTCGGAAATAAAATTTACTGGAACAAACCCTATTGGAACTTCTTTTTTAATCTCAATAGCCTTTGCTGCTTCTGATAATATTTTTTTTTCTTTGATTGGTAAAAGCATTTCTTGTGTAATTTCTTCGTTCATTTATAACTCCTTATAAATATAGTTAAATTATCTTTTTGAACTTTATTTCTTCTGGTATTATTGTTACAGAAAAAAGAAGAGGATTTCCTGAGTAATCTAAAGATAAAGAATCGATTCCTACTATTTTACAATCTATTAAATCAAACTCAACAGAAGTTGTATCTATAGTAAAACCAGGACTCAAATTATCAGGGATATTTCCTGTACGGGGGGTATTAAGAGCTGTAGGATTATTCCTTAAAAAAATTAACTTAGCAGATTTAAGATTAGTCTTTATACTTTGTTGTTTTTTAAAGGCCCTCTTTGTTAAATCATACACAGAAGTAAACCAAGTATAAAAAAAATTATAGGTTCCAAAATCTACGTCTTCTCGAATAGTCATCGTAATATTGCCAGGTTCTTCTAATGCTTTATATACTTTTTGTCCCGTATGCTTTGTTTCTACTGTTAGTTGATAGCTTGGTAAAGTTACATCTTGAACTTTATAAACTATATCTGTACTATCATCAAAAGACAATTCCCATTGACTAGCTAACTGAGGTTCTATTTTATAAATACTTTCTAAAAATCCCATATTGTACCTTTATACTAATAGTTAAAAAAAATAGGATAGAGCTCATTATACTCTATCCTTATTTTTTTTTACATAGAAAGTTTATTAAATTAGTTTTCCAAAAGTCCATCCAAGAGATAATTGTAAATCAATTTCTTCTTTTCTAAAATATCTATTTTCTTTTCCATTATTCATTATTTTGCTACCTAGTTTTGCTTTTTTCATCTTTTCTATTCCTTCCGGAGTAGAATAATTTCGATGACCAATTTGAGCTTGTCTTGATCGTTCTATAGATTCTGCTGATTTTTTCTTTCTTGCTTTTTTCTCTATAGCTTTTATTACTTTATCTTTTTTCCGTCTGTCCATCCATCATTTAAGTATTTTTCGTATTCAGAGGGTTTTACAAATTTTTTTATGCTTCCTTTATGGACATATTTTCTTCCTTTATTAGCTCTAGACATTTTATCTTTATACTCTTTAGTATTAGTAATTTCTTTATTAGAAAGAGTACCTAATTTCCAATCTGGGTAAAAAGAAAGTTCTTCTTCTTTTACACGAAGAACATTAACACCATTGTTTATAGTAACCCACTTTTGAGCTGTTCCTGTTCCTTTTTCGTATCCATTTTTTAAATAGCTTTCTAATAGATGGTTTGGGACTCTTTTAATATTATTTTCTTTATGTATATAAACTCTATGTTCATTCTTTTTGATTCGTCCCAATTGAAAACCAACTTGGAGATAATTTAGCAATTGATCTTTATCTATTCTAGTTTGAGATATTCCATTATTTATCCACACTCGACCAATATATTTTCCAGTAAGGCTTTTACTTATGTTTTTTCCTGCTGAAGGATTTCTAGGACCAAATTTTCTATTAGTTAGACTTTTACTTATTTTATCTCTAGTTTCTTGAAGAACAGAATGTCCTATTCTAGCAATAGAAATAGCATATCCTGTTTCTTTACTTACTAAATGTGTTTTACCTTTTCTAGCAATGCTCATTCTTTGTCTAGATTCTGATGAAAAGTAACGACCTTTTAATTTTATACCTATTTTTTGTTTTGTTTCTTCAGTTGGTAATCCACCTTCTCCACCAAAGGTTTTGTTATATCCAAATTTAGGATCATAAGATTTAAAATCACTAATATATTTAATTTCAAATACATTCAAAAATAGTTGGGTAAGACCTGATTTTGAAAATTCTCTTAAAATTTCAAACTTAAAATTGTCCAACCCGTACTTCTCAATAGAAGATTTTAAATGTACTGAAGTAGATTTTTTTCTATGACTTTTAAACCTTGCTAGTACATCCCAACTTTGTCCTATATAAACTTTATTATTTACTAAATTTGTTATTTTATAAATACCAATAATTTTTGTTTCCATAATTTTTTTCCTTTTAAGTGTTTAGTGCCACTAATATAAATATAGTTAATATAAAATTAAAAGGTTAGAAAAGTTTATGGAAAACTTTTCAGCAGGCACTAACCTGGTGTCCCTTATAATTCTTAAATCAGCTTGAGGAACCCAAATCGAATTTGGGTAAGTACCGGATCCGCACTTGCATTGTCCAAAGTGAAGCCACCAACTGCTTTTGGCCAACAACCAGTAAAGGTCCATGAATGAAGTGTAGGCATAAAGTTTCCCATTAAATCAAATGTACCAGTTGCAATAGTTATTGGAGTTCTGAATGTGGAAACCCCAGCAATAGAGTCCATTGTAACAGCACCAGTAACGGGATTAACAATTGAATTGTTCCAAAGCTTAAAGGCTCTATATAAGAGATAGTACTTGTCAATTCTGAATTCAATTGAGAACTCTTTAGGAGTTGTAATTTTGCCATTCGGTTTTACAAGTGTATCTGATTTATACTCGATTGTATACTCACCAACAGAAAACTCTGGAATTTCAACAGTGGTTGCTCTAAATGCAAAACCTGTTGGATCGGGTAAGTAAGGGATAGGACCTAATGATATTTGATACTCATAGTAAAGAGAATCATCCCCGAGGTTAAAAGCCGTATCTATAACGCCCATATTATTATCTCCGTTTATATATTTATAGTTAAAGAATTTCTAATTTGTTCTCTAGTTCTTTTTATTCTTCCCTTTCTCCATCCTTCAGGAATATTCTCATTTGTAGTAAGTTTTGCTTCTTTTCCATTTGTAATGAAAAATCCTTTTACTAATTTTCCAGGAACATACCCTGGAGGAGCGAGTTCTTTTCTAACTTTAATATTATTTTCTCCATTATTAAACCAAACGAGGTCTTTTCCGCCTTTGTTCAATGATCCTTTTTTCCATCCATCTTCGAGTATATCTCCATCATACAAATATTTTGTTTCTTTTCCGTTTGTGATAAAAGAGTATGATTTAGGTTTAAATCCAGCGCCTAATTTAAATCCTTCAGGGATTTCTTGTTCTTTAGGAATCATTCTTTTTTCTTTACCATTATAAATCCATACTTTTCCCTTATTAAAACCTTTAATTCTTCCTTTAACAAATCCTTCTGGAATATTTTCGTCCATTAACCATCGTTCTTGTTTTCCATTATTAAACCAAGCACCTCTTGATAAACGACCTAAAACAAAACCTTCTGGCATTATAAATGTATTATCAAAAAATCGTTCTTCATTTCCATTGTTTATCCAAATTCTATTTTTAAAATCCTCTGACATATTTATTAAATATTCTTTTTCTAAAACTTCATACTGCCTAGAATTAAGTCTTTTGTACTTCATCCGTGGATTATTAGCCATATAGTAAAAAGCATGTGTCATTTCTTTATATCCACATTTCCACAAAATAAGGTGTGCCAGAAAATGCTCCCTATGTGTAAGCTTTATTAAATTCCAGTCCTCGTTAAAATCTTCTATTCCATTTTTTGATGCCATAGACTTAGGATAAATGTGATGTATATTGTATTCAAAACCATCAATGTTTATATTTCTTTCAGGCCTTGTATTTATAAATTTAATATACCTTTCTAAATGAACTTTTTTTGATTCTTCTACAGGTTGCATTTTGTCTATTGTAATTCTATTCGTCATACTATCTCCTAGATGTTGTAGCATCATATTTATATAGTTAAAAAACAAGGAAAGGTTGTTGAAGTATGACTTTCAACAACCTTTATCGAGCTACAACTCTATCCTATTATACTACTTCTTTTACAGAAACTCCTTGATCAGCATTAATAAAGAATAATTTGATCATTTTACCGAAAGGAGTAAATTTTATGCCAACTGTTGCTATGAATTCTTCTCTAGCCAAAACATCGTTATCATTGTTAGTTTCATCACAAACCACGATATACTCTCTTAACAAATTATAAGGTTGTGCTAATGTTGGGCTTATAATACGTTCAATACTAGATTTAACCATTGTTCTATGATTATTATCATTCAACTTATAAAGTTGATATGGAAGAACTTGATTTACAATATTCTTTATATAGTAATCAGCTAATCGACTATGACCAATAGAAGCATAATCAGATTGTAAAGATTGTGAAGTTCGCTCTCTAGTAATTACTGCACCAAAAGTAGGATGCATAATTATAGGATTTATTCTTGCGACTGAAAGAGCTTGCTGTTGTGTATCATCTGCATCAAAGAACATTTCTAAAATACCAGATCCAAGTTGTCCACCATGAGTTCCATTCTCATTATACCATGCTGGAGCAAGACCATTAAAAGCATCATACATATCTGCATACCTAAGAGCAACTCTTCCCATAAGATTAGAAGCAATAGTTCCACCAGTATAGGTATTATTAACCTTTCCCCATCCCCAATAAAATGCAATTCCTCTGTTGTCTGTCATAAGAGACGTAGATGCAGTAATAGCATCAGAAGAAGAAACATTTGGTAAAGGAAGTATAAAAGAACTATACTTTGCATATGAATTTCTTAGAGTATTAAAAATTAGAGGAATAC